CGAAGGCATAAGTTTCCAAATTACCCTCGAAGATGTGATGTCTTTATGGAAAAAACAAGACGGACGGTGCGCTTTGTCTGGAGTTCCACTTACTTTTCATCAATCTGGTGGTTACGGAGACGGCAAGAAAGGCGAGTTTAATGCCTCTATAGACCGCATAAACCCCAGTGGCCCCTACCTACCGGAAAACATACAGCTAGTTGCGATGCGCGTGAACTATATGAAAAACGTCTTGTCAGAAGAAATGTTCTTCTGGTGGGTACGCAATTTGCATGACAACTACACCAAAAAGATGTTCACACCCCCCTTGTAGGCCCCTTTCTTTTTCTATACGATATTGTTTTACCGGGGTCATCCGGTATACCTGACAGTCCCGGCTGACGACATGCAGACAGGTATACCCCAAATTAACTCGCATGTGAGGTTCTCATAATGGCTAATACCACTTTTTCTGGTCCTGTCACATCCACTAACGGATTTGTAGGCGCTGTAACAGGCGACATAACAGGCGACATAACAGGCAACGTAACAGGCAACGTAACAGGCGGAGTTGCCGCTACAAGCGCGTATGTGCAAATTAATGCGGTAGCAGCAACAGCGATTGCAGACGCAGCCGACGCAATTAACACCGCAAACAAAGTAGCTGGCACTATCGTTCTAGACACTACTAACTCTCGTATTATGGTTGCTTTGGGCGCGGACGCTACATCGAATTGGGCGGTTGCCGACGGTTCTGCTACTGTAACCCCATCCTAATTAAGGGGGTGACCCATGAGTTTCAGTAACATCAAATCCGTCACCAAGACAGCTGATGCTTCAGCGGTAGTAGGGCGTTCACGGCTAGTGGGCGTTTACTTTACTAATACTGCTACAGCATCTTCTTTTGCGCTAAAGGACGGCACCACCTCTGGAGGGACCGCATTGCTGACGGTTAACACTCCAGCGGTAGCAGGAGCTAGTGACTTATTTATCCCAGACATGGGAATTTTGTTTGAGTCGGGTATCTATGTTGATGTTAACGACGTGAATATCACCAGCGTAACCCTGTTTTTTGAAGGAGGTGATCCTCAGTAATGCCAGCAAAAAGCAAGAAGGGCATGGGAATTAAAACCTCTGTAAAGTCGGGCAATTTTCGCGCGACAAAGAAGGGGGCAGGCATGACGAAGAAGGGCGTAAAAGCCTATCGAAAAGCCAATCCCGGCAGTAAATTGCAGACAGCTGTCACAGAGAAGAGCCCCTCAAAATCACGCGCAAAGCGTCGGAAATCATTTTGTGCGCGATCTGAGGGGCAAATGAAGAAGTTTCCAAAAGCAGCTAAAGACCCGAACAGTCGATTAAGGCAGGCTAGGAAACGCTGGAGATGTAGATGAAGAAAAAGACTGCAAAGAAGAAGGTGGTCAGAAAGGCCGCTGGAGGCGCAGTTAAAAAGTCTTCAGTCAATAAAGCAGGTAATTACACCAAGCCTACTATGCGTAAACAAATGTTTGAGCGCATAAAAGCAGGTGGAAAAGGCGGAAAGCCCGGTCAGTGGTCAGCGCGTAAAGCTCAGATGCTCGCTAAAGAGTATAAGGCCAAAGGCGGAGGTTACAGAGACTGATGGCACTTAAGAAGTCCCAAAAGTCACTTAAATCTTGGACCAAGCAGAAATGGCGAACCAAATCAGGAAAGCCATCGACGCAAGGCTCTAAAGCCACAGGCGAGCGGTATCTGCCAGAAAAGGCGATTAAGTCACTAAGCAGTAAAGAGTATGCAGCGACCTCCCGTAAAAAGCGGGCGGACACTGCCAAAGGTAAACAGTTTTCTTCGCAACCTAAAAAGGTGGCAAAGAAGGTCAAAAGACATCGAAAGGTGAGGTGAGATATGGCAGGTCGTGGAATGGGTATGGCCACCCGTGGTGGTGGATGTGTAGGTTCAGGCCCTCGCAACAAGGTTATCAAAGAGACCAGTAAGACCACTGGTCCTGTAATGATGGCTAAAGGCGGTGATGTCAAAAAGAAGAAAAAGAAAGGCTTTCCTGATCTTAACAAAGACGGAAAGGTTTCTATGGCTGATGTTCTTCAGGGCCGCTTAGGTAAAGGCGCTATGAAAGGTGCTAAGAAGAAGGGACCTAAGGCCATGGGAACTATCTCTAATAAAGAGAGGGCAATGCTCACTCCTGCTCAGAGAAGAGTTAAGAAGAAAAAGAGTGGTGGCATGATCAAAGGCTATCGTAAGGGCGGAATGTGTAAATAATGGCCACGTCAGGAACAACAGACTTTAATCTGGCGATTGACGACCTCGTAGAAGAGGCGTTCGAGCGTTGTGGAATGCGGATGACAGCAGGTTATCAGCTGACTTCTGCTCGTCGTTCTTTAAATCTGCTGTTCTTGGATTGGGCTAACAGGGGGCTGAACCTCTGGACTATTGAAGAGACCACTGCCTCTTTGAGCCAAGGTGACACCACCATTACGTTGCCCACAGACACTGTAAACGTCTTGTCTGCGGTTATACGACAGACAATCAATGGCCAGCAACAAGACATCAGTATTGATCGGATCGGCAGAGAGGTTTATCTGGACCTTCCTGATAAGCTCACGCAAGCCCGTCCTGCTCAGTATTATGTTGAGCGCAGTAATGCTCCTAAGGTATATCTGTATCCCACTGCTGATACAGGCTATACCTTTGTTTATTACCGCATTCGTCGTATTCAGGATGCTGGGGACTATACAAACACTTCAGACGTTAATTTCAGGTTCTTGCCCTGCCTAGCGTCTGGACTGGCCTACATGATCTCTCTGAAATATGCACCAGAGAGAGCAGGGCCACTAAAACAAATTTACGAGGAAGATTTCCAGCGCGCTGCGATGGAGGATCGGGATACGGCAAGTAGTTTCTTTATTCCACAAGTAGGGTACTAAGATGGCGTTTGCTACAGGCAAATTCTCTTACGGACTGTGTGATTACTGCGGACAGCGGTATCCATATCAAACCCTACGCAAAAATTGGAAGGGGTTCATGGTATGCCCTGAAGACTATGAACCGAAGGCTCCTCAACTGGAGCCTTTAAAGTTTAGCGGAGACGCTATTGCTCTGTTAAACCCTCGGCCAGATAGGACAGAACCCTTAACGGTAGTTGTCAACAATACAGGGGGAGACACTCCTTTTGAGACAGTGCCGGACTCTATGCAACCTGCCCCGTCTTCTATTGCGGTTGAGGGAGTAGGTGAATTAGGAAATGTTACCGTGGTGATTACATGACATACGATGAACTGGTGACAAATATAAGAAATTACACTGAAGTAGACAGTAATGTCTTTTCAGACAGTGTGATTAACACCTTTATCACGATGGCTGAGAATAGGATTCTCAGAGACGTTGATCTTGACGTGTTTAAAAAAGAATCGACAGGGAATATGTCCTCTGGAAATCGGTTCTTAGCGATGCCTTCAGACATATTGACACACCGCTATCTTATTTTTACTGATGCGGCTGGGGACCAAATATTTTTAGACTTTAGAGACAATTCTTTTATAAAAGAGTATTGGCCAGATTCTACAGTTACTGGGGTCCCAAAATATTATTCAGTTTGGGACGAGAACAACTTCTGTATCGCACCAACACCTAGCACAACTTATTCGGTCCAATTGGGCTATATCTATAGGCCTGCACAGCTTTCATCAAGCAATACAACTACTTGGACCAGTACGAATGCCCCAGAAGCATTACTGTATGCCTGCCTGATACAGGCGTATAGTTACACCAAAGGACCGCTTGAGATGCTTCAGTATTTTGAAAGCAGCTACAAGCAGGCTATTCAGGGTCTGGGTATTGAACAGCAAGGTCGTCGCCGACGAGATGAGTATCGTGACGGAATGATTAGACTGCCAATTAAATCAGAGAGCCCGGGCCCATGATAAACGGCGTACAAACAACATTTGATAACGGTTTTAAGGTGGATGTCCATACGACCAGTAATCGTGGTTGGACGCCAGAAGAGTTAGCAGATCGTGCGTTAGACAAGCTGCTACATGTCAGTAAAGACGCTGAT